GCATAGTTAACATCACTTACCTTACAGCGCCACCCGCTGGAACAATTTCAAGTTGCCACTATCACCCGTATGTTGCTTCGAGGCCAAGAGATATCCTTTACTATCAGAACCAGCTTATAATTAGACCCATCCCTAACGATACTTATCTTGTTAAAGTCATGGCTTACATGATGCCAACCGTTGTTTTAGGAGCTGCAACTAATACAATAGTATATCCTTCCACCACAGTATTGACACCAGGGACAACAAACTCAAGCACACCTGTATTTAATACTGTTACAATAAATGGGTTTAGTGGAACGGCTCCTAATTTACTTACAGACCTTCCCGAGTATAGCGAATTTTGGCAGGTTATCGCATACGGAGCAGCAATCAAGATACTTACAGAAGAAGGGGACTGGACAGAGGTTGCAGCACTACAGCAAGTCTATGAAAGGCAAAAGATGCTAGCGCAAAGGCGAACGCTAAGACAATTAGCGCATCAACGTATACCCACAGTTTACTCGACTGTTGGAGGAAGAAGCGACACTTGGCCGATCTGGCCACAATATTAGGTATTATGAAAAAGAAACATGATGTGATTACTTATATTGCAAATCCTTACGATACTAAAAGAGATAATCCAAAAAAAGGATCAGCTCTTACAAAAACCGGTAGGATTTGGAAAAATGATTTACTTAAATTTGATATGACATCCCAGAGAGGTTACAAATGAGCCAATACAAAGCAATTCCGCAACCAGGTGATCAGCGTAACGTCTCACAGAATGATATCCTTACCAACTTCAATTACCTTTCGACTCCTCTTGTTCCCGGAGCTGGTGTAGCAAATGGAATCATTCCCGTAGATCATTTTGCTTCTGGAGATAACGTAGCAAACCCAACCGATGGTTTCCACAAACAAGTCAGTTTTCAGGATAGGGCGACACCTGCAAGCTTAACCAATGCAATCAATTCTCAAATATCAAGCGGTATTCTTTATTCTAAAGTAGATGCACAGACGAGAAGCCAGGTTAGATATTTGAATGCTGGAATAGATTCACCTGTAACTTATCTTAAATCGGCAGTTAATTTTAGCAACACAGGGGCAATTTTAGGTAATGCTTTTAACGCAACAGTTGTTAAGAATGGAGTAGGAAATTTTACAATAAGTTTCCCGGTTCCATTATTAAATGTTAATTATCAAGTTTATATATCTTCTCGAGGTACTGGAGGGAGTCCTAATCTTTACAGATACACTAATAAACTTGCTGGTAGTGTAGATGTTTTGTTTTTAGCAATTACAAGCGGAACAACGATTCCAGGCGATCCATTAGATGCAAGCGTGCAAGTAATAGGATTCTTCTAATGAGTTACACACCGACCGCAATAATGCCCTATAAATCGGGCTTATCTAAATACTATAAGCCCTTTCTCATTGGAAACGATGCTTTTGTAGAATTGGATAATTGCTATACCCGTCAAGGTGTTGTAAAAAAAAGAGAGGGTAGCTCCGTTTTTGGAAGATTGGCTATTTGGAATACTGTAACAGCAATCACAAACGCATCTCCACCTGTAGTAACAACAGCAACAAACCACGGTCTTATTACTGGAGATATGGTTTATTTTGAAAATGTTTTGATGACTAATGGTACTATTTCTAACGTTACCATTGAACCCGTAACAAAACATGCAATAGTTACAGTTGCGGGCGCCCCCGGCGTCGTTATTAATCAGACAGTATTGATTAGTGGTGTAACTGGAATAACTCAGCTTGATGGCAGTTCTTTCAATAACAAAGTATATTCTGTATTAGCAGTAGGCGCCAATACAATTACTTTGAACGTGCAAATTACTGGGGTTTATGTCGCAGGAGCAGACTTCGTTTATCTTGGAGCCCTTACAAACACAGCATTTCATGTGACGTTTGTTGCCGCCAATCAGTTCAGTTTGCAGATTCTCAATAGCGACCCAGTAGCCAACATGACGGCGTCCGGTTCTGCAACCTCTGGTAATATTTATCTTCCAATTGTAGGAACCAGGCAATTCATACAATCTAGTGCTTTAGGGATTGAGCAACTCATTGTGTTCACTCCAAAGCAAGCTTGGCAGTTTATAACTGCAACACAAGTTTTCCAAAATATTAGTTTTAATCAAACTCCGATAGCTATCACGTGGGCAGGAGACAAAGACGACTTCTTTTATACTTCAAATTATTTTGGCGTCATGTGGGCTACAAATAATGTTTGGGTTAACGGAGCTGTTGTTGACGGGGCAACTCAGTCTGTAGGAATAAAATACTACAATGGAACGCTTGCTTCTGGATGGGCTGATTTTCAGCCGAGATTGCTAACGGATAATACTAAATTTCTAAACTCAGCTTTGATCATTCTTCCATATAAAGGGTTTCTAGTAACTCTAAATACCACTGAAGGAGCTGCCGACAATACTGGCAATATTAATTTCTTTAGCCGTGCACGTTGGAGCCAGCTTGGAACACCTTTTTACCGTAATGTTAATTTGCCCGCGACTGCTGGGTTTGATATCGATGCATGGGTAACTGATATTCCTGGAAAGGGTGGTTTCACTGATGCAGACACCTCAGAAAAGATTGTAAGCGCTGAAATTATACAAGATACTTTAATTGTAGGATTCCAGTTCTCAACATGGCGCCTTAGGTTTACTGGAAACTATATTCAGCCATTCATTTGGGAACGTATTAATACACAGTATGGTTGTGAGGGCACATTTACGACTGTTCCTTTTGACGATAGGGTACTTCAAATTAGCCGAAGGGGAATTGTAGCAGCGACTTTTAATGATGTCGCATTAATGCTTTTAGCTATGCCTGATTTCATTGAACAGTTTGAAGATGCAACGGCAATTGCCGGAATTAATCGCATGCAGGGGATACAGGATTTTGAGAAAAGACTCGTTTACTGGCTTTATGCTGAGCAAGCATCTAACCGACAAACTCCAAACAAAGTGCTTTGCTACAACTACATTGATAATACATGGAGTACATTCACACAATCATTTACGACTCTGGGAAGATACAGAATATCTAATGCTTTAGACAACACTTGGCAGACATGGACTAGCCCTTGGAGCGGTGATAACTCGACATGGGATATGGGAGTTGAGCAAACAGGCACCATGATAATAGTAGCTGGGGATGTGAAAAGCCAAGTATGGCAGATCATGAATGATGACTACACCGCTGATATTGAAGGCACAACGGTAACTCCTTACAATTTGGTAATTACAAGCAATTGGATAAATCCTTACTTTCAGAGTGGAAAGCGTTGTAAGTTAGCTTACTATGATCTATATATAACAACGACCGACAATGGAGAAATCACAGTTGAGAATTTCTCAGACGATGACGACTCGGACGCTTGGCTTGTAAAAACTGTGTATACTAACGACCAAGCTCTTTCGACAAATCCAGTTAGGCAAGTAAAGTACATACGAGTTTTCTTAGGTATGGTTGCAAGAAATCACCAGATAAAAATCACCATGACAGCAGATCAGTTAGAAAATACACTTATTGGAAGAAGTAATTTTGAGATGCAAGGGGTAATATTTTGGTCAAGAGAAGAGGGTAGGATTAAAAACTAATGACTTTCGGGCCTGAAAACAGTTACTCCAGCTACCTTCCTGTAGAGTTCGATATCCCAAAAGATCCAGAAGCGCAGCGCATATTTATCAATAAACGCGAGCGATTGACTGCTTCCATATTGAATGTTAAGTCCAATGGGAACTATGAATCGAGAGAGTTACTTTCAGCAGATCAGTGGTTTACTTCGATTATAAATGGCTTTAGCGTTGGTAAATTTGGGTTTAGGTTTACTTTCGATCTAGTGAAGTTAAATGGTGGCCCGATTGTACCAGGCGTTACGGTGATAAATTTGGCGTTGGTTCCGGCCCCTAATGGACCTATCTCCATTTTGGGCATAACTTATCCTTTGCCCTCCTATGGAAGTGCAACGATTGCAGGGCCAATTTATGTGTTTACTGGGACCGATTTTAATGTTACATTCGATAAT